AACGAAGGTATCGTAAGTCCAATGGGCCGTGCCCTCGGGCGTTCCGCTTGAAGCAATTTGCGGGTGTTTGCTTTTCTTGATGCGGACTCGGCCAATCGTTTCCTTGAACCGCTCGTGGGAGATCAAGCCAAGCTCGTTGATTACGCACCAACCCCAATTGGGTCCACGGATCTTCTTCTCGGCCGACGCAACGTAAAGCTTTCCTTGGCTCCAAGGAAACAGAAACCACTTGTCGGTGCGGTGATACCGATACCGGATTCGGTTCTCGTCTAGAATCTCTTCGTAAAGCGGAAGAAGATCTTTTTTGAAATCAGCAATCGAAGGAACGACGCAACCGCCAGGAATATCTTCATTGAGCTGTCCCAGTTGAAAAGACTTCATGCAAATCGAATACGATTTGCCCCCACCAAAGCCCGAAGAGAGATGCAGGAACTTTGACTTTACGTCCTCGTCGAATTCTTTTTGGTGGGCGTTCCGCTTGAACCTCATTCATTGCTCAAGCCGCTTTAACCGGGCGAGCTTCCGCCGCTGAGCCCGATTCAACCTAACCCGCTTGCCCACGTTGTTCTTTGGCACCAACTCTTGAGGAAGATAGAACGAAGCCGGATTTTGTCGGCAAGCCGGGCATTCCCAACGCTCGCGGTTCGCACTGTAGAACGAAGTCGTTTGCTTGCATCCCGCGCAGTTCCCCGAGCTAGTCATAGTCCCATTCCAATTCTTCGTTATCCCGATCAGGCGGGCCTTGATCATTCCAACTAAATCGGGCTTTCATATTGAAAGACCACACGCCGCCTTGGAAATTCTTACGAGTTGTTCCCGTGTGTCCAAGATTTGCCCAGTACGTTTCAAAAATATCAGTAGCCATTTGCTTCGCCCTGGCAAACTGTTCATGCTTTTTGGCCCAAGCGTGAACCATGTTACGAGGAATTCCGATGTAAACCGCGAAGCCCACGAAAGAGGAATAGGGATAAGCCGTGGCGAATTCCATGAGCATCTTGGGATAGTTCGGGTCGTAAGTGGAACCGCCCGACAAGCCGTACATCCACTTGTTGGACGAAATCTTAGATAAAAGACGGGTCGTCGATCGTGACGACTTGCTTGATCGTTTCACCTTTTTCATCTTGGGTGACATGATCAACCCCCAATCGCTCAAGCTCGTCTGCCTGAGCTTTCATTTCCTTGAACTTCGTTTCCCTGGCCACAAGCATAGCACGAGCAAGCGGAGACATGGCCTGCTCGTCGGCGCGCCTTTGTACAAGCCTTATAAACAGCTCGCACATATCTTCGATGCACTTCTGAAGGGTCTCGCGACTGATCTTGAACTGTAAGCGGCCTAGCTCCCCCGACAGATTGTCAATGAAGGCAGGCACTCGCTCGTGGGACTTCAAAGAGCGGCGAAGCTCGCTCGGAATCTCCGCGCGCTTAAGGTAGTCCTGATAGGTCTTGCGGCAGAAAACCCGCAAATCTTGCTGGCTCATTAACCCGAGACGATTCCGTCAATCGACGGATTCTGAATCGAGTTGATTCGTCCCTCGTAGGTAGCGAACTCCGCGTTGGCTTGCCGAAGTACGATCTTCTCGGACTTCAGATAGCGCACGGTATGCGTATGCGTATCGCCGTCTGGGTCCTCGTCGGTGAGTAAAATCGCCACGCGAACCTTGCGGCCGTTCTTTCGCTGAGTAACGTACTTCATGGGCGGAGAAATCTTCAGAGCAGGCACGCCGTCCCGCTCACTGAGAACCTCCACCATGTGGAAATGCCCACCCACGGGTGAACAAGTTTCCTGTTTCTTGCCGTTTGAATCGACGGTGTGAAACATGTGGACGTGTTCGATTTTTTCGTAATCGGGTACGTCCGTAAAGCTCACGTTCTTTTTCATCGTCGCGATTTCGAGCTTGAACAAATCGTGGTCAATCTCTTGCTCGCCCGAGTAGAACCGCTTCTTGCCAGCGGAAGAGGCGTCGTGTTTCTTCGGAGCGAAAGTCTCTTTTGCCATGACGTTTCCTTTTGCCGAGTCGGCAAGGTGGGTACTTCTCGTTACCCCTAATCATAGCAAAATCTGAACTCAGTCAAGGGACTTTCAGTGCCTACCTTCTGACAGGGTGCGGTAACTTCGCAAAGTAATGCATTTCCGGCATGTCCTGCGATCCACGACCCCGCGCTTCAGGAAGTACCCAAAGGGCTTAGAACACCGCATACACGTTCTCCGTGACACGACGTTGTCCTTAATCCGGAAGCCTCGCTTGGTAAACCAATCCATGAAATCCGAGTCCTCGAAGGACCCGACTTGGAGTTTATAGTTAGTGGGCTTCATAGTTCCTCTCGCGCCCCTGAATCTTTTTGTCGAGTGCAGCGTTTCGCAAAACCGTATTCAGATTAAACGCAATGTCCTCCGCGAATTTTTCCGTAGTCGTTTGGCAAATCCGGATCAGCGCGGAGGAATCGTTCTCCTTCAAACGGATTACCAGAATGACTTCTTTCCCGCGTTCGTAAAAAACGTCGCTCATGCCGTCGATCATTTTTACTGTCCATCCGGACGAAGTTTCGAAGCCGCTGCTTTTTCTCTTTCTAGGTTTTCCGCTCGCTTCGCTTTGTCGATCAAATCTTTTCCCGCTAAAAGTCCTTCCAAAAAAGCGCGTGCAACGCAAAGCTCCTTGTCCATATCAGCTATCTTGTTACGTTGGCTTTGAATCCGGTTTTCTATTTCGATTAACGTCATATCCGCTTTGCACCCTTCTTTTTTGGAGTCCAATCACAAGTTTCGCAAGCCCAAACCCCACGGGAATCTTTCGAAACCACGTCACCGCATCGGGGACATTCGTAATTTTCTTTTTCGTCGGCCGGGTCTGTATCGAAACTCATACCCGCTTGCACCCTTCCGGACACTTCTCACCGTGAACCATACACAAGTGCGAGACTGCGTCCTCTCGGGTTTTCTTGTAATGGCATTTCGGACAAATTGCACGCAAGTTTTTCGAGGGCGTCCACATTTTTTGAATGTAGTCCCGCCCGCCTACTTCACCAACGGGCACGATATGATCAACGGTGAGCTTGGGGACTCTTCGCGTATGGTGGAAATCCGGCGCGAGCAAGCTAACGGGCTTGCCCTTGTGCTCGTGCTGAATATTTTCGCAGTACTGAAAGCCGTCTTTCCCCGTAGCCCGCTTGATCGCGAGTTTCCTTACGTGGCTCCAACTCCACGCCTGGCGCACGGCCCGGTGGATATTCCGGAGATCGCTTGGATTGATCCCGTCGATCTTCGCGTGTTTCTCCGGAGCCGCCGCTTTTACCTTTTTCGGTTTTGGTTTTTTCTGTTTCGCTTTTTTACCCATATTTCCCTCTTCTCCTTTTTTCTGTCATTTGCGGTTAAGCTAAAAGAAATCTCATACCGCAATGCGCCAAGACAACCCCTAAAATCTCTCGTAAACCGCTCCTAGAGCGGCTGTTTGGGTTTTCCACTCACCAACCAAGACAACCAAGACAACCCCTCAAGTCTCCCCGAAACCCGCGCCCATGGCATTTTACGGGGGAATAAGTAGACCAAGACAACCTTTTTACAACATTCTCTAAATCCTATACGCGTATACCGTACCCACCACTACAGCCCTCGCGCGCGTACATATATAATTACATTTCTAAAAGTCTTAGAAAAGGTTGTCTTGGTTGTCTTGGTTGTCTTGTTAGCCATTTTATAGGGTTTTTGACAAGACAACCAAGACAACCTCTAGAGCTTTTCTCGCCAATATCGGGCCTGAATTCCATTTTTGTAACCTCGGTACGGCTCAAACCCGGCTGATTTGAGCGCGTCGGATACCCGCATTTGATCCGATTTCGTGTCCCTGTGAATCCCGAGTCTCTCGAAAATATCCTCAATCGTGAATTTCTGGGGGTCAAGCGTCTCGCCGGTCCCACCAACCCCGTGTTCCTTGTAAACGATCTTTTTGACCCGAGCCACCCACTCGTCTTCCCAGACTCGCTTCTCCTGTTCGGCTGTCGCCAACTCCCGAACCTTCTCGTCCTCTAGATAGATTTTCTCGCCCAACTCGTAAGCAACCTTGGCCTCGGCTAACAGTTGATCCCGATCCCGCTCGAACGCCTTGAAGTCGCACGCGGTTACCTGAACGGGCCAGAATCTTCGATTGCCGGTTGGGTCTTTCAAGTACGAATCGGAATTAGTGGTGCCAATGAAGATGCATTGGCGTGGGAAGTTCTCCACCAAGCGGCCGTAGGGCGTCCTGATTCTGTCCGACTGCCTTGAAATGAATTCCTTGAGCTGATCCACGTCCGCTTTCCGCATCCCGGACAACTCCCCAAGCTCGACAACCCAAACCGAACGCATGGAAAGGACCCCATCTTTGTCTCCGATATTAATGAAACCGTCTGAGAACCACGGTTGGGAAAGCATCCTTACGGCTGTCGACTTCCCGCACCCTTGCGGGCCTTCGAGAATCAACACCTGATCGAACTTGCACCCGGGCTCGTAAATTCGACGTATCATCGCCACAAGCGTTTTGGCTCCAATGGATCTAACGTACTTTTCAGGACCCTTTGCCCCGAGATACGTTTGTAACCAAAGATCGAGACGCGGCACTTTGTCCCAAGCCAGTCGGTCCAAAAAAGCTCGAACCGGATGAAATTTGTTGTCGTGAGCGATGACTCGAATCCCCTCATGCACAAGCGGTACAGGCGGTTCAAATCGGTACTGCTCACTGAACCAGCGACGGATATTCGATAGGTCGATTTCTTTGACTTCCACACCCGTGCTCCCACCCCACGGTGGAGCTTTGCCATAAAGTTCTTGTCCGGAAAATTCGTTGAGTCTGAAGATTTCATCGCCGCATTCCCCTTTCAAAATCAGGCAAACGTTTTGAAGCGTGCTCTTGGGTGGCCCCCCGGGCTCACCGCCCTTTCGCTCAATCAGCTCCCGCCACGAGTGCATGGAGTCGATTTCCTTTTCCTGAGCCGCTATCCCCTTGTCAGTCAAAATGACGGGCTTTGA